TTACAACGTAAGTTATTTCAAACAGATGCATTAGAAGATGAAACTGAAAAACAAGCTAGCATTGATCAGCTATGGAAAGAACTAGCAGAAATTCAAAATGATGTATACTTTGCCAGCGTTGAAAGTATCGAAACTCCAACTGTTGCAGTAACAGAAAAAAATTATATCGTAGAATATCTTAAGAATTGTGATAAAGCTATATTTGATGCTATCAAAAAACAAATAGACGCTAACAGAGATGCTTGGAAGTTTCCCGGATTCTTGGTTAAATGTACAACTTGTAATCAAGAAACTAATCTTTCAGTTGAATTAGATCCTTCAAGTTTTTTCGTTCAAGCCTAATTGAATTGTCCGATGAGGAAATACAAGAACGTTTAATTAGGCTAGACAAGGAAATTGCAGGATTCAAGCAAGAGTTATTTAGAATCAGTTGGTATATGCGCGGTGGGATAACTGTAAATGATTTGTTACACAGTTTTAGTCACGATGACCGCAGTGCGGCATACGCTGTTATTAAAGAAAATATCGAAGCTACTAAAAATACTGGAATGAACTTAGTTTAAGGTTCTTGTCCAGCAGGTAGTTGTACGTGCTTGTTGAGTTTTTCATTGCCCCACGTTACTCCGTTAGGGCTTATACCTATAATTTCCCAACCACTAGAAGTTTTATAACCCACACCTTTAGGTTTCTCAGTTTCTGATGAACTATAAGGATTTACAGGCTTGCCTTCAGGAGTTTTTGGCTCTTCGCTAGGAGTAGTAGCGGGTGCTGTAGCATTAGCATCGGTAGTTGCGGCAGTATCAGAACCAGCAGTAGGTGTAGGTGCCGCTTGAGATTGTTTGGCAGCTACTTTTCTTCTTAGTTCGTCTTCTGCACCTGTTTGATTAGGTTTTATTAAAGCTAAGATTTTATCGGCTAATTGTAATACATCTTGGGCCGCTTCGGCTTGCCCTTTTAACATAACATCGCCCGTGGCTATTACATATCCCATAACGGGTAATTTTGCATTTTCTTCTAAACTTGCGGCAATATAATTACCAATAGTACCTATGTCTGCTTCATTGTTAATTTGTTGTAGTACATATAGTTGTTCTACGGCTGATAGTCCCATCAAGACTTTTCCAATGCCAGATGCTGTACTTACTGCGGCTGTTCCACCGCCAACAGTGCCAGCGGCTGCCGCTCCAACAGAAGCTACTTTTCCAAATAGCCATCCTAGCAGTTTAATACCTACACCGCCCACAAGCAATGATCCAATAATGGCCGCTAATTGTGTATGCCAAATAGTGTTATTCTGTGCATGAGCTTTTTCTGCCCATGCTAATAAATCTTCATCAGTACTTTTCTTTCCAGCGGCTTTGTCTGTAGGAGTCATGCCTGCTTCGATGTACTGTCTAATTTCTTCTTCGTTGTTAACAAATGTAACAAAGTAGCCATATGCGGCTTCTAATAATCCAGCGGCAAGTCCAAGACTAGACAACCAATGTTTTCTAATCACTTGTGCCGTCCATTTAAATGGAGCTAGTACTAGGCGGCCAGCACCGCCACCAAGTCCGCCGGGTTTAATATTCTTTACAGGTTTAGCTTTTGCACCAGTACTTGCGGCTTCAATTTCTTTGTAAGCGACTTCTGCTCTTTTAGTAGCTTGTGCTGATAGTTCTTCTACTAGACGTTTATCTTTGGCCATTTCACTGGCAGCTAATTTAGGATCGTTAGCCAGTTGTTTAGCCCACCACTGTTCAAATGTATCTACCTTGGCTTTTTTGCCGTAAGTAGCCATTTGTTGTGCAGTTTCATAAGCGTATTTGTTTGCCCAGTTGTTGATAAACAAACTTTCAGCTTTGCTGAATCCAAAAATCATACGTCCTGCTTTGCGAGCAAGGAATCCACCAACTTTAGCCAAAGCCGCACCAAGTTCTCCGACACCTGATACATCTTCCTTTAAGTCGTGATTTTCCTTTAAGATAATGTCTGTTACTTTCATAAAGGTATTTATCGGTATTAGTAGATGAACTACGTTCATCTGTTCTTCGCTTCAGCTCGAACTTGTTTCATTGTATTAATGTAGATTAAACGCGAAGCGTTAAGATATTATCTAGATTGTTCAGTCACACTTTGCCCTGGCGGGCAAAGTGAATGGACATTATCTGAGTTGAACAATATCACCTAGCGTTACTGCATTACAGTGGCGGTCATCCGGTACCACGAGCAGAGTCTTTATATGACGGCGGCTTGCACACATACGCTAACACATGTACAAACGTGGGGCTACTACCCCTCTTTTAGCCTTGAAAATTATCTCCAGTAAATCAAACGGGTTTGCGGCATATCCCATCATCGTCCGGTAAAGGATAGTGATTTACAGCTCTGTCACCAAGCAGAGATTACCTTGCCGCCACACATCAGAGCGGATTCGGGGCACAATATCAACGCCTGTGCGGGCTTATTTGGTGATTTAAGAGCCTGATTTATTACGACTTGAGTATATGTGAACCATGTACACGCACTTGAATATGACCATTATAATAGTCTTTTGATTCAAGAACTCTACGACTAAACTGTTCACGAGCCTCTATGTAACTACATTCTGCCTTACTTTTGCAATAGAAAAGTATTTCTCTTTGGAAGTTTTCTTGACCTAACTGCGTGATATCTTTGGTGAGTTCTGGACTAGACCCATAATAAGTCCTCCAGTCACTGTCAATTTTACCACGGATTTTCTTTTTTTTCTTAGTTCCGTTTTTTAATTTAACTGTTTTATAAGTTGTTTTAGAAAATTTTGCTAGTTTTTTGCCTATGTACATACGCCCTGTGATTGTATTTGTTATGATATAAACAAACCCAACACAATCTTCGGGCAATTCTTCTACGATTTGATTTTGGTATGACCAGGACATTAACTATGTAGTTTATTCTGTCCCACCCGCCCCTGCCTTCTGGTTTGCCTTACGTGCTAATTTTTCCCTATCCAGCCAAACACGATACTGTTGTACATGTTCACGCCGTTCACGAGCTATCTTGCGAATTTGCGCTAGCCAGTAGCGCATATTCTCTCCTGCCCGCCTTGTGCCTTTTGCTTGCCAATCTTGATTTGCCTTAAAATATTCCTTGAACGCCGTCATGAGACGCTCGTGCGACTCTTCATTTTGATAATCAACGGGCTCTACATGTTTGCTCATTACTCAGTAACTTCTAAATCCGTAGCATACGACGTATAGCCGTTTTCCTTAACAACTTTCAATACATTATTCACACGTCCGATAAGTTCATCTTTATGTGAAATTAGGAAAATGTTCTTTTTACGTTCACGAGCCATCTTTTTAAGTACAGCCAGCGCACCTTCAACACCTGACGCATCTAAGCCGTTGTCAATAAGTTCGTCAACAAACAGTAAGTTAATCTGCTGATACAAACTTTCCCATACATCACGGAAGCTGAAAGACAAGCCTAAAATTAAACGATTGCGTTCGCCACGTGACAAGTTGTCAAAGTCCAAGTCTTGTCCTAATTGTGTGATTAACACTGACAAGTCATTTTGGAAAGCAACTGTATGTGGCAAGCCCATCTTGTCGAGATAGTAGGTTAAACGATTGTTCAAGTAAGCCAAGTTCTGGTCAATAATCTTCTTGCGAATAAAGCTGTCCTTACTGGTCAGCAGTTTAAGCAAAAACTCCTGATGCTCTTTTAAACTGTTCAATTGATTGATACGGTCCCAAGAAATTTCTTGTAGGGCAGTATCAGTCATTTCGTCAATTTGTTCTTGATAATGATCTGTTTCACCTATCTTAATAGACAACTGTGTTTCCAAAGTTTTAAGATTATTCTGATGTTTTAGTGCTTGTTCGACAGTATCATAGTAAGTGTCTGGACGAGCAGTTACTTCGCCAATGAGAGCAATTTCGGAGGTAATCTTAGCAAGGTCAGCGTTGACTTTATCCAAGTACTTTTGTGCTTCTTCAATGTGCTTGGTAGCTTCGGTAGTCATTTCTTCATGCTTATGGTCATGGAGATCCTGTTCACAAGCGTGACACTTTTTGTCTTGCAGTTTAGCAAGCTCGCCAGCGTACTTTTTTACGCTTCGCTCCGCTTGCGCTGTCGCGCTATCCAACGTAGCCCGCTCCTTATTCAGGCTTTTCAGCTTGGCCGCTTTCTCGTCATAGGCTTTTAGCTCGGCATGTTTAGCTAGCTCTGCATCGATATCTACACTTTCAAGTTCAATAATAGCACGGCCAATCTTTTCAATTTCCTGCTGATGCTGATTGTTCCAAGCACTTTGTTTAGTCAGCAAATTATCAATACTCTTTTGAATATTTTCATTGGATCGTTTAGCCGCTTCAATGTCTGCACTTTCCTGTGTAATTGTATCTTTAGTCTGTTTTACTAGTTCTTTAAGAGCTTCTGCCTTTTCTGACAATAGCGTAATACCTAGCAACTGTTCGATAATAACTCGCTGGTCGTTAGCCCGCATGCTTAGGAACGGTTCTGTATAAGTGTTAAGCGCAACAATGTGCTTGAACATATC